CCAGTCCTCAAGGGTGCCAGCATTGCCGACCTGAGCCTGATGAACGGCTCCTGTAAGGCCCCCAAGGGCAAAGTCTGGTCCTTGTTCAGTAACGCCACAACCTACCCCGTCGCTCCAACGTGGGCACCCACTGCCGTCGTGGTCCGCACCTTTACCAGCACGTCTAAGCCGGGTGGCGGCTTCTCCAACATGTGGTCCATGCCCTGCACGGTACGCCCCGAGAAGGTAAACGGCGCGACCTTGGCCGACTGCGTAGGCCCCATGAACGAAAGCCCGTGGACATCGACCACCGTTCCTCCGGGTTCTAAGATCGGCACTGCGGCTCCTGAAGGCTTCCCGAACCCGGTTGGTGGTAATTTCCCCTAATAGACAAATCGTTCAATATTGGTACATTATGTACCATGCCTACTAGTTCGCAGGACGGAAAAACTTACATTAAACGGATTGTCGGTGCTTTAAAGCACGACAGAATGTTGGATATTGGGTGCGGTGAAGGCACTTATGCCAAGCTATTCCCTGATGCCGACTGGACTGGGATTGAAGTCTGGGAGCCTTATGTTAAGGCTTATGACCTTAAATCTCTGTACTCAAAGCTGATTATAGCCGACGCGCGAACTCATGTTTTTGAGCCTGAAGATAGGTTCGACATAGCGTTTGCCGGGGATGTTTTGGAGCATATGACCCAAGAGGAGGCCAAGGCCCTTCTTGATAGGCTCCGGCAGGTGGCAGACACGGTTATTGCGAGCATCCCCATAGGGCATTTTCCGCAGGGTGACTGGGGTGGGAACCCCCATGAGCGTCATATAGTCGATGACTGGACCGACGCTAGGGTCAAGGAAGCCTTTGGGAAGCCCTCTTGGTCGGCCATAGACGGTGAGATCGGGGTCTATGTCTGGTCCAAGCACCAGATCATGATTCCCAAGGTCATCCATATGATCTGGGTGGGCGACGAGGCCAAAAGGCCCGACAATTACATCCAGACTTGGAAGGACATGAATCCTGACTGGACCGTAAAAGTATGGGGTAACAGGGAATATTCTAAGGAAAATTGGGTAAATAAGGCCAGAATGGAGACTATGTGGCAGCGCCAGCTATGCGGGGTTGCCGACATGATGCGCTACGAAATCCTCTATAACGAGGGTGGATTCTATGTTGACGCTGACAGCCAGTGCGTCAAACCTTTGGAAGATTGGCTCTTTGACAGCGATTTTTGCGTCTCTTGGGAAAATGAGACCGTCAGAGAGGGCCTGATAGCCTGCGGTTATATTGCGGCCAAGCAGGGTGATCCGCGCCTTTTAAAGGTGATCGAAGAGATCAGGGCCGATGATGACATAGAAAATAAGCCCGCTTGGTACGGGACTGGCCCTAGGCGTCTGACCGGGGTCTTAAAGGCAGAGCCGGATGGCTATACCGTCTGGCCCTCCCATTACTTCATCCCGGACCACTTTGATGGGTTTACCTACACTGGAAATGGGCCTGTTTTCTCCCGGCATGACTGGGGGACAACCCATAACCTGTACGATGAGTTACATAAAAGGGGCCGGAAATTGAAAATCGCTGTCTATGCTATTTGCAAAAATGAAGAAAGTTTTGTTGAGAGATTTTGTAATTCCGCAAAGGATGCTGACTATGTGGTTATCGCTGACACAGGCAGTACGGACAAGACTGTTGAGGCCGCTAAAGCTGCTGGCGCTATTGTTCATAATATTTGTATCACTCCTTGGCGCTTTGATTTGGCTCGGAACGCCGCTCTGGCGCTTATCCCGGCTGATGCGGACATATGCGTCTCGCTTGATCTAGACGAAATCCTAGAACCCGGCTGGCGGGAGGAAATGGAACGGGTGTGGACTGAAAACACCACTCGTCTGCGCTATTTCTTCGATTGGGGCTGCGGGATCAAGTTTAAGTACGAGAAAATCCATGCCCGCAAAGGGTATATGTGGCACCACCCCTGCCATGAGTATCCCATTCCAGACCCCCGGACTGTAGAGGTTTGGGCCGATACCGACATGCTAATGGTCAGCCACCACCCCGATCCCACGAAAAGCCGGGGCCAGTACCTTGATCTTCTGGCGGTATCGGTCAAGGAGGACCCTCGCTGCCCGCGCAACGCCTTCTATTACGCCCGAGAACTGTCTTTTTATCGGAAATGGGACGAGGCAATTGTCGCCCTGAATAGATACCTGACCATGCCGGAAGCCACTTGGGGCAATGAGCGGTGCTACGCCTACAGGGTCCTAGGTCAATGCTATGAGGAAAAGGGCATGCAGTGGGAGGCCGAGGGGGCCTATCACAAGGCTTGCGCCGAAGCCCCCAATACCCGCGAGCCTTGGTGCGCTATTTCCCTGTTAAAGTACCGCCAGAGCCAATGGGCCGAATGCTACGGTGCGGCCATGCGGGCCTTGTCGATTAAAGACAAGCAGCTTGTTTATACCTGCGACCCGGAAGTCTGGGGCTTTAAGGCCCACGATCTAGCCAGTATCGCCGCTTGGCACCTTGGCCTGAAAGAGGTCTCCATCGAGCAAGCAAAACTTGCGGTTGAGGCGGCTCCTGATAATCTGAGGCTTAAAGCTAACTTGGATTTTGTCATGGGTATAAAGGCAGAGGTATGAGCGAGGCATCTTCAGAAATATTTGATCGCCTCCGCATTGGATTTAGGAACAAACCGTATCTTTGTCCCGCTGGAATACCGACGATTGGTTATGGATCGACCCATTACGCTGACGGTCGAGCCGTCACTTTGGCTGATTTGCCTATGTCTAAAGAAGACGCCCATGCCCTAATGGAGGCAGAACTTCGGCACCGGTATTTGCCCAAGGTTATCCGGTACTGCCCAAATTTGGTCCAACACCCGAAAGCACTAAACGCCATTGTAGATTTCTGCTATAACCTTGGTGTCGGCAGGCTGCAAACCAGTACCTTGAGGGAAAAACTTAATGCTGGGGACTGGGACGGGGCGCAGGAGCAGCTTAGAAAATGGGTCCGTGGTGGGGGTAAAATCCTGCCCGGACTTGTGGCTAGGCGCGAAGCAGAGGCGGCACTTCTGCCGGTTGGGTGACGTATGACTACAGGTTTAACCTATTCCCAGTATGTAACACAGATCGCCACCTTGGCGGTAGTCGCGGAGAATGATCCGGCGTTTGTTGAAATCCTGCCGCAGATGATCACATATGCCGAAAATCGTATGTGCCGTGATCTGGACTTCCTGTTCACATCGACCGCGCTTACTGGGTTTGCTTGCACAGTTGGAACCCGGTCGATCACAGTGCCTGAAGGCACATTCGTCGTTTCCGAGCAGATCAACATTATCACCCCAGCCGGGACAGCCGATCCGAACGCAGGTACGCGCGTCCCCTGTCTTCCGACCACTAAAGAGTTCCTAGACGCTGTTTACGGCGCTTCGACCTATACCGGCATCCCGCAGTATTTTGTCCCCTTCAATGACAACTTGTTTTTGGTAGGCCCGTATCCTGACCAGAACTACTACGTTGAGATTGTTGGGACCTTTCGCCCCTCAAGCCTTTCGGTCAGCACCCCAACAACCTTTATCAGCCTGTATCTCCCTGACGTTATGATCATGGCGTCCATGGTTTACGTCAGCGCATACCAGCGCAACTTTGGTCGCCAGAGCGATGATCCGGCTATGGCCCAAAGCTATGAAGGTCAGTATCAGGCCCTTCTGAAGGGCGCTGCTGTTGAAGAGGCTCGGAAGAAGTTTGAGGCGTCCGGCTGGTCGTCACAGTCACCGTCCCCCGTGGCTACCCCCTCCAGAGGCTAATAAATGCCACATGCCTCTCTCAAACTCATTCCGGGCGTAAATCAGAACCGGACACCGGCACTGAACGAGGCTGCGATTTCAACGTCGCAGCTTATCCGCTTTGTGCCAGACGCTCAGGGGATTGGACTTCCTCAGAAGTTGGGCGGCTGGACTAAGTATTTTGCCAACCCCATCAGCAGCATCATTCGGTGCCTATGGGCGTGGGCTGACGCGAACGACAAAAAATATCTGGCGATTGGGGCGGTCGATCTTCTCGAAACGCTGTCAGAAAACATCTTACGAAACATCACCCCAAGAACTGAAACTTATAATGTTGGAGTTAATGTAGACACCGTTTCTGGCAGCAATGAAGTAATTATCAACATTACTGGAAGCAATATTACTTCCTACGACAGCGTTTATATACAAACACAAATTAGCGTTGGCGGTCTTGTTCTTTTTGGAATGTACCAATGTTCGGCTATTGGCGTTAACTCCTTTAATATTTACGCTACTGATGTTTTGGGGCAACCGGCCTATGCCACCGCTACTGTTACTACAGGCGGCGCTGTTCCTGTTTACGATACGACAGACGGTTCATCTATTGTTTTGGTTACTTTAGCAGATCACGGTTATGTCGTTGGAGATACTTTTACTGCCTTGGTTTCAACGAATGTAGCTGGCATTACCATTTTTGGTAATTACCTAATTACACAAGTTAATTCTACAAACACATTTAGTATTCAAACATCAAACGCCGCTAACGCAAACGACTCTGGTAGCATGAATGGCGGCTTGGCCCGCTATCAATTGTTTATTGGCGATGGCCCCCTTCCTTTAGGTACTGGTTATGGCGTTGGCCCCTATGGTGCGGGCGGATATGGCAGCGGCGTAGCGCCTACGGCTAATCCCGGAACAGCTATAACTGCTACTGATTGGTCTTTAGACAATTGGGGTAGCATTTTGATTGCTAATCCATTTGAGCAAGAAATCTATGTCTGGAATCCGCTAGTCAACCCAACGATTGCCACAGTCATACCAAATGCGCCAACAGCTAATACTGGGTGCTTTGTAGCAATGCCGCAAAGGCAGGTCATTGCTTATGGCTCTACATTTAACGGCATAATTGATCATCTTCTTGTTCGTTGGTGCGACGTTGAAAATTATGACGCTTGGATTGCCTCTGTAACCAATCAAGCTGGCTCTTACCGCATTCCGCGCGGATCGCGCATCGTAGGTGGCATTCAGGGTCCGCAGCAGGGCTTGATTTGGACCGACACCGCCTTGTGGTCCATGCAGTATATCGGCCAGCCATACATTTATAGCTTCAACGAAGTCGGAACTGGGTGCGGCCTGATAGGTCAAAAAGCAGCCGGTACGCTCAACGGCTCTGTTTATTGGATGGGGCCGTCACAGTTCTATGTGCTGGCTGGAAGTGGCGTTGAGTCCATTTATTGCCCCGTTTGGGATGTGATCTTCCAAGACATTGATCTGACCAATGTTAACAAGATTAGGTTTGCTGCCAATTCTCTGTTCAACGAAATAGCTTGGTACTACCCGACTATTAGCAGCAATGGTGAAGTCGCAAAGTATGTTAAGTATAACAAGGGTCTTGGACAGTGGGATTTCGGGACGCTGGGCCGTACTGCGTGGATCAATCAGTCGGTCCTTGGTAACCCTATCGGGGCCAGCCCGGAGCGGTACATTTACCAGCACGAGACCTCGCAAAATGCTGACGGCCAGCCAATGCTATCCAGTTTCCAGACTGGCTACTTTGCCCTGAGCGAGGCCGACGTTAAGACCTTTATTGATCAGGTCTGGCCCGACATGAAGTGGGGCTATTACGGCGGCACTCAAAGCGCGAACGTCCAGATTACGTTCTACTATACGGACTACGCTGGGCAGACACCGCTGGTGTCTGGGCCGTTCACGGTTACCCAATCTACGCAGTATGTCACCCCCCGGTTCCGTGGCAGGTTGGTTTCGATTGCCATTTCGAGCAGCGACATCAATTCATTCTGGCGTCTGGGTAATATCCGTTACCGCCTACAGCCTGACGGGAAGTTCTAATGCCGGTCCCATACATAATTGGTAACCCGTACATAGACGCCAATTTTCAGGTGGTGTCCCCTATTGGGCCTACAGGACCCAGCGGTCTTAATGGTCCCACAGGTCCAACTGGTCATGTAGGCCCGACTGGACCTGCCATGGGACCCACGGGTCCAACCGGTGTAGTTGGCCCCACGGGTCCTCCCGGTGGTCCTACAGGGCCAACTGGTAACGTTGGCCCCACGGGTCCGACTGGGAATGCTAGTGCCGTCCCCGGCCCCACTGGTCCAAGTGGCAGCGGACCCACCGGGCCTACTGGCGGAAATTCGTTTATTCCCGGCCCTACTGGCCCTACTGGAAATGTTGGCCCAACTGGACCCACAGGAGCGTCTGTAACCGGCCCTATGGGGGCCACGGGGCCTACGGGGTCAAGCGGGACGCTTTGGCTAAACGTCAAATCATATGGGGCTACAGGAGATGGTTCAACAAATGATACTGCCGCCATTAATTCTGCAATCGCGGTAGCCAATAGCACAGGTCAGACAGTCTACTTCCCAACTGGGACGTATAACGTCACGGGGCTAAGTAGCATAACAAGAGAAGGCGTAACGGTTCGAGGGGACGGCCCTCGGTCTACCGTTATTCAAATGACATCTGCCACTGGCAACACGATGACTCTTGGCGCAAACGCTCAGTTTGCGAGCATCCGTGAAATGGCATTTATGCCAAATGTCTTTAGAACTAGCGGATATGAAATATACGTTACGGGTGGGTTTGAGCCTGTCATTTACTCTGTGTTCATAGAATGGGGTTACAACGGTATCGGCATAAACAGCACGACCCGTGGCTCCATTGAAAACGTAACCATGCGGTATATGACCGGAACCCAAGGCATTGGATTTCTGGGTAACTCCGGTGAGTCACACGGCCTCTTCGTTAAAGATTTGGTTTGCGACAATCCATACCCGTACTCTTCTCCTGATAGTAATGCTTGGACTTCGTTCCAAGCGTCGCATTCTTACGCTGCTGGGCAGCTTTTCACGGCTAACAACTGGGTATGGCAAGTCACAACGGGGGGTACTTCTGGTGGTTCCGCACCGGCTGCGCCCACTACAACCAATTGGTATTACACGCCCGTAGCAAACGGCTCTGCCTATGTTCAGGCTGTATGCTCAACCAATTTAAACTGGATATTGATGGACAGTAATGCCAACAGCCTTACGGGCGTTGGGATTGTCCTCCTTAATGGCTACACCGGATTTAAGATGGTTCATAACGGTAGTGGGACGTACCCTAGTTGGGCGTTCTTCTTTGACCTTGAAACGGACCATTGTTACGCCGCTGGCGTATCTTTGGACGCAGGGCGCGGGTTTCATGCTGATGGTTCGTATATTGGATCGACCCTTGTTGGTAACGGCGTGAGTGTAGGCGGCTCTTGGACGAGCGAGATTACCATTCAAGGAACCAGAATCTTTGGAAACGGTCAGCACGGCGTTCTGTTAGACGGCGGGCTTGCTGCTAAAATATCAGACTGTTTCGTATGCAATAACAGCGTCAATTCTCTAGCTGGTTACAACGGAATTACTGTTGGAGCGAATGTTAAAGAATTTACGCTTACAACCAATTCCGTTGCCGTCTTAGCGCCAGAAACGTCTACCAATCAATCATATGGAATATATGTGTCCGGTGGAACTTCCGATTACTATATTATTCAAGGTAATCTTACCACCGGCACTCATAACAATGTGAATGGCGGTATTTATGATGGCGGCTCTGGCAGCAATAAGAGCGTTACCGGGAACATATAGGTAAAACCATGGCCTCTTTAAGTGATATTCTGACTACCGCTAAAAACGTCGTTACGGCGATAAACGGTGTGTCGCAGACTTATTTGGCAGTCCAAGGGAACCAATTATATTCAGACATCACAGCGGCCACCTTGGTCAAAAAGGGGTCTGGCCGTGTAGCCATGGTCAGCATCATCGTCGGCGGTGCCAATGGTTTCATTTACGACGCCCCTGTAGATACCGCGACGACAAATCCAATTTATGTTATTCCAAACACTGTGGGCGTCATTTTTGTTAATTTACCCGTTGTAAACGGCATCGTCGTGGCCCCCGGAGCGGGCCAGACGGTATCAGTTAGCTATTCGTGAGGAAGCCATGCCCCTGAAGCACGGGAAGTCCCAGAAGACAATTAGTACGAATATCAGCGAGATGGTTCATGCCGGTCACCCGCAGGATCAGTCTGTAGCTGCTGCGCTAAACATTGCCCGCGAAAATAATGCGCGTGGCGGCATGCCGAAGATGCACATCAAAAAGCCCAAAATGGGAAAAATCCATGTTGGACCCATCCATAGTTCCGTTTCCGGTAGAACCGATCACTTGAACATGCATGTCAAATCGGGGTCCTACGTCATCCCTGCGGACATCATTTCTGCGATGGGGGAGGGAAACACCATGTCTGGGTTCCGAGTAGCCAAGAATATATTCTCTCAACCGTTCTATGGGTCTCCCAAAGCCGGTGCTGGCCTCCCCTACACGGGCGGCGGTCTTCCTTACGGAGTTCCATCTCCGGGTAAAGCCGAGGGAGGGGGGGTGGATTCCGTACCAATTGTAGCCGCCGGGGGAGAATATGTTATTGACCCACAAGATGTGGTAAGAATTGGCAAGGGGTCAATGGATGACGGCCACAAAATTCTAGACCACTTTGTGGAGGGATTTCGGGCGCGTACCATAAAGACCCTAAAGAACCTTCCCGGCCCCAAGAAGAACTAAGGCGGAACATGCAAGAGCAAACCGAGATCAGAATTGGTACGGTTGCTGATGTTCATGACATCATGAGCCAGCTTTCTAATACTTATGAGGAAATGGGGTTCTCAAATACCTGCCCAGAAAAGGTACTTCGGGAAGTCTATTCTGCCTTGTCTTTAGATCGAGGAATTTTTGGAATTATTGGGAAGCCCGGTGAGACAATTCAGGCAGGCGTTCTACTCCGCATTGGTAAGCCGTGGTATTCTGATGATGATGTTGTAGAGGAGCGCGGAATTTTCGTGCATCCCAAGTATCGCAGTGGCCGTCTCGGACTGGCCCGCAAGTTGTGTGATTTCTCCAAGAAATTCTCGGATGACATGGGTCTGCCGCTAATTGTCGGCATCCAAAGCACCACCAAAATAGCACCTAAAATCCGACTGTACGAACGCGCCTTTGGTGAGCAGCGGGGCGCATTCTTTGTTTACAACATGAAAAAAGAACATCTGACGAGACAGGAACACTAGTATGTGCGGTGGTTCAGCCCAGACGACGCAACAAGTACAAATTCCTCCCGAGGTAATGCAAAATTACCGCGCTGTTAACGCCCGTGCGACGGAAGTTGCGGCTACGCCTTTCCAGCAATACAGCACTGATCCAAATGCGTTTGTTGCCCCTATAAATCAGACGCAACAGTCAGGCATAAACGCCATCTCCGCTGCTGGCGGTGTAGCGCAGCCATATTTCCAAGGCGCTACCCAGCAGCTTATGGGCGGTCAGGCTGCGGCAACCCCCTATTATGGCGAGGCTACTCAACAGCTTTTGGGTGGTCTGAATGCCGGTGTCACAGGCACTCAGGCTGCGTATCAACCTATGCAGCAAGGCGCTCAGGCCGCTCAGGATCTACAGGGCGGCGCTCTCGCTCAGTATCAGGGCGCTTTACAATCAGCGCAGCCGTATAATCAAGCTGCTGATCAGTACGCCCAAGCTGGCTTGTCTGCCGCCACACCGTATTACGGACAGGCGGCTCAGAACGTCACTGGGGCGCAGGATGTTGGTGGTGCCTTGGGCGGCGCTGCGTTGAATAGCCTTCAGCAGGCGGGGCAAGCGGCCCAGCCCCTTCAAAGTAACGCCGCAGAGAATATCAATTCTGCCGCTTCTGCCGCGCAACCTTATAATCAAGCCGCAACTGCCGGAATCATGGGTGGTCTAGCTGGTTCTCAGCCGTTTAACGCCGCTGCGGCACGGGGAATTAATCAGGCACAGGCTGGCGCACAGCCATATCAAGGTATGGCGACTGGCCTCGCTGCTGCCGGTACTCAGGCCGTTAATGCAGGTCCGCTGGGTGGGGATCAGATCAATCAGTATATGTCCCCGTACCTGAACAGCGTGGTCGGTTCGACTATGGCTAACCTGCGCCAACAGCAGGATCAGGAGCAGTCCAGCCTTCTGGGTAATCAAGTCTCTCAGGGTGCGTTTGGCGGTGATCGCGGTCGTATCGCGCAAGCCAATTTGGCTCGTCAGCAGGACTTGGCTACCGGCCAGACGGTTTCCGGCCTCATGAACCAAGGCTACGGGCAGGCCCTCGGTGCCGCCCAACAGCAGCAGCAGCTTGGCTTGGGTGCCGCTCAGGCTAATCGTGCCGCTCTCCAGCAGGGTGCCAATCAGATGCTTGGCATCGGCCAGCAGGGCTATTCGCAGGGCATGGGCGCGGCTCAGGCGCAACAGGGTCTCGGCCAGCAGATTTACGGACAGGGGCTTGGTGCCGGACAGGCTATGGCTGGTATCGGCCAGCAGCAGTACGGGCAGCAGCTTGGAACCGGGCAGGCTCAGGCCGCGCTTGGTTCGCAGCTATTCGGTCAGGGGGCGCAGACTGCCCAGCAGCAGGCCGCTTTGGGCCAGCAGCAATACTCTCAGGGTATGGGCGCAGCGTCGGCCCAGCAGGGTCTGGGTCAGGGCCTGTACGGTATGGGAACCGGCATGGGCGGCTTCATGCAGGGTCTCGGCCAGCAAAATTACGCTCAGCAATCTGGTACAGGTCAAAACCTCGCCCAGTTGGGTCAGCAGCAATTTGGTCAGGGAGCTGCTCAGACGGCCCAGCAGGCCGCTCTGGCCCAACAGCAGTATGGCATGGGCGCAGGTGCTGCGGGCACGATGGCTGGCCTCGGTCAGGGCCTATACGGCATGGGGGCGGGAACGTCTCAGGCTCTTGCCGGTATGGGTACGCAGGCCCAGCAGAACGCTCTTGCGGCGGGTCAGGCCCAGCTTGGAGCGGGTACTGTGGCGCAGCAGACCCAGCAGGCCGGTCAGACCGCGCTTTACAACCAGTTCCTCCAGCAGCAGGGCTTCCCGTATCAGCAGGCCCAGTTCTTGGCGAACATTGCCATGGGTACTGGTGCGCTGTCGGGTTCGACCACCCAGACTACCCAGCCTATGCCGTTCTTCTCGGACGAACGCCTCAAGGAGGCCGTCGAGCCAATTGGTAAGACCTTTGACGGTCAAAAGATCGTTAAGTTCCGCTACAAGAACGAACCGGGAACACGCATTGGTCTTATCGCACAGGACGTTGAAAAGCATCATCCCGATGCCGTTGGTTTGGCCGGTGGCTACAAGACCGTCGATTACGACGCTGCGACTAAGGATGCTGCCTCTAAGGGTCATTATGCTCGTGGTGGCCTCGCGCCGGAGTCGGAAGGTGGCGCTGTTCTTCCGTTCCCGATGCGGCGCGGTTTTGCTGAAGGCGGAAATCCGGCTCAGTTAATTGGCAATGATGAAATGGCTGCTATTCTTCAAGCTCAGTTTGGCATGTATGGCAATCAGGGTATTCCCGGTCTTGGTGGTTCTCCGGGCGCTCCCGGTTTCGTCCCCGCTGGAACGCTTCCAGTTGGTAATCTAACTGTTGCTGGTGACGCTCCTAAACTGCCGGAGTCTCAGTTAAAGGGGATGCTTGAGGCTTCTGGTGGTCTTGGAGAGGCATATAAGTCTGGCAAAGCCGGAGTTAAGGAAATTAAAAGCTGGTTCAAAAAAGATGAACCTGCGGCTGAATCTGAAACTACAAAAGATTCAAAATCTCCTGATAAAAATAATAACGACCCAATTTCACTTTATCGTGGCGGTCTCGTAGGCCATTACGCCTCTGGTGGCGCTTCTTCAGGTCCCTATGGTATTCCGCTTTCTCATTCTGACACCCCTGATCTTATGGTTGCTGGCGATCCCCCGCCAGTTCCAAAATCTGGGTTTACTGAGATGATGGATGACGCTGCTAGTATTGCAGACCTTGCATCCTCCATGAGCCCTTCTAGCAAAAAGAAAGCCGCAGGCGGAAAGGCTGAAAAAGATATTGGCTCTGGAACGCCTTATGACGCAGGCAGCAATCCTTATATGCCAGATTCCGCCGAAAGCATTGATAAAAAAGAGCTTGCAAAGCCGGGTGCCGCACCTGATGCGCCAGAAAGCGGCTTTAGTCAGGGCCTGCATTTTGCAAAGGATGTTGGAAGCATCGCTGCGTTAGCGGCGCTGATGAACCGTGGTGGTCGCATTGGCAAGGATGGTGGCGGTCCTCTGGATGAAGATTCGTCTGCAAATTTGCCACATATTCCGCTTTACAATTCAGAAATTCCAGAAAATCAAAGAAATCCGGCTGGCTATCGCAGTCTTGGAGAGCAGTTATATGGAGTATCTACTGCACCAAATCCAAACATATCTGACAACCAACGTCGCCAATACAGAGAAGCCGGTAATAAGTTTCTAGGCATGGCTCAGACCGACACTGCGAAAGACGCAGAAATGCCAATGCTTGATCAATTTGCAAATTTTTATCATCATCTTAAAACAACTTCTCCTGTTGCATATTTCATGAGTCCAAATGAAAGCGAGGCAAACAGGAAAGTCATTTCTCAATATGATACAGACGCAGCCGCACATAGGGCGGCTGTGTATGCAGCGACGGGCCTTTCTCCGTCCGGCACTAATCCTCCTGTGGCTCCGGGGTTACAGCCATCGGCTTCTACTGCACCTTTAAAAGCGTATCGTATGGGTTCTGATCCTGCTGCTGAAGCAAAGCTTGCAGGTAGGACTACACCCGCCAACCCAGTCACTCCCCGTCCAAACGTGGCGCGTCCTGCCGCGCCGGGTATTGCACCGCCGCTGCCCGCCCCTATAAATGTTTCTGCGCTTCCTCCAATTCGCAGCGAAGAAACTGGTGCAGGTATGGCTCCGGGTCTTGGCGGTAGTAATGCGATTTCTTCTGCACAGGCTCCGGTAGATACGCATGCGGCTGAAGGCGCTCTTCTTGCCCGTACCGGACTTGGCGCTCCTAACATCCGTCAAGATTTGGCACAGCCGCAAGCACCCCAGCCGCCAACGCCACCAAAGCCCGGTTTCCTTGAAAGAGCCGGTAACACTCTTGCTCCCAAGGGTGGGTATCTCGATAGACTTGCCAGTGGAGACGAGGACGCTGTTATTCCGTTCCTTCAGGGTATCGGCGCTATGGCAAGTTCTTCAAACCGCTATGGTCTTGGCGCTCTTGCTGAAGGCATTGGCGCAGGTGCAGGCGCATTACAATCCACCCAGATGAATCGGGCAAGAATATCCGAGGCGCGGGCAGTTGCTGGTAAGGCAATGCAGGGAATTGGATTTGCGACCATTGGCGGGCGAGATTGGGCTATCATGCCTGATGGAAGCCGTATGCTTGTTGGCGAATATCTTGCTCTTCCGGCAAATAAACGGCCAACACTTGCCGGTTCGGCGGAACTGCCAAACATCATCTCTGGACACCCTGAGTGGGGTCAGTCTTCCATGCCGGGTCAGTCGGCTACGCCGGATCAGAGCAATACTATGGCTACCAAGTCATTAGAAAACATGCCGATGCCACATGGAGAGGTTCCTAAATTCGTTGGTGGTATTGGCAGGGCGCAGGCTGACCGTGACTTCGCTGCTCTAATGCCGCTTTCGGATGATCAACGCGCTCCGCAAATGGAAATATCAAAGGCTGTTGAAGCAAATACAATCCAAGATGCAACCTCAGCTTATAATCAAGGCGGAACGCTAAATCAGCTTACAGAGGCCCTGTTAAAACTACCTGCAAATGAGGCCCTTTCTGGTGGTCCTTTGTTTGATTTTAAGGCGGGCCTCTTAAACAAAGCAAACGACGTAATTAAAACAGTTGCATCTACACTTCATATGGACCCGACCCAGTATCTTGTAACCACACCAGAGCAAAACGATGCTTTGGGATGGAAAGCTGCGTCTGATAAATTGACCGGGTTTTTAAGAATCGCAACTACAAAGGGGGCCAACCAAAATTCACTTGGTGCGCTTGATGAAGTTGCCTCTATGGTTCCTAACTCGTCACTTACAAAAGACCAAGCTGCAAAAATTCTTGCTGGGCAGTACATAGATAAGCAACGTGCATTGGATAGGTTTAACTATCTAAATGAATATAAATCCGATGTTGCCGAGGCTCATCCCGGAATGTCCAATATGTATCTTGCCCAAAATGCTGACGCAGCATTTCGCAAAGAACATCCCGATCAAGAATATGGCAAAGCCAAAGAAAACATTATTCAGATGTTGAATACAACTATGAATGACGGAAACAGTCTTTTCTATTGGGTATATTCTGGCAAAACAAAACCAGAAACTATAGACAAACTATTCAAGTTTCCGGGTTTTTCCAGATACGTTACTAATCAATAGGAAAAACAATGGATAACGAACAGTCGCCCAATTCAGATCAGGACATTCAAGGACTGATCTCACAAATGCAGCCTGATAGTGCCTCACGGTTTGGTAGTGGCACTCAAGCAGCCGCGCCGTCTGGCAAAGAACCAGCAGCGGGCGAAGATTCTGATGTCACTGCTCTTATGGGCAATATGACGCCGGAAAGTAGGTCTACATTTGGCGGCGCACCGTCGTCACGCGCTTCTATTTCCAGACCAATCGTTCAATCAAAAACAACGCCAATAAAAACAACGCCAAAATTGTTCCATACGGCAGGCACTCCTGCGCCGGAACTCTCTTGGTCACAGGCGTTTGAAGGTGCCGGGAAATCTCTTTTGCCTAGCACTGGTCAGGGTGTCGGAACCATAGTTTCCGCCTTGGCGCATCCCATAGATACTGCAACATCCCTTGGTAGATTGGGGCAAGGCGCACTTTCAAAAACTGCTGGTTGGTTAGGCGTAAAACAAGATGAAAAGCAAAAAGCTGATACTGAAGGTTCATTTAATGCCCTGCTAGATCATTACAAAAATGTATATGGTTCTACCAAAGGATTTAAGCAGGCTCTTAATAGCGATCCCTTCGGTCTAATTATGGACGCTGCAACAGTAGGGTCTCTTGGAACACTAGCGCCGGAAACAACGGCGGGCAGAGCGTTAAGTCTGGTATCAAAAATTGATCCAATACAGGCGGCATTAAGCGTTGCTGGGAAAGTTGCTAAAGTTCCAGTTACTGTTCTTCGTGGGACGCAATCCGGTCTCTCTGGTGTTGATTATAACGCTCTTAAAATGGCTCATGAAGTAGGGGCAACTGGAACTGCCTCGCAAAGGGCTGGTTACAAAGCAGCACTTTCTGGCAATTATGATGCAAGCAAGATTGCTGACAGACTTGATACTGCCGCTGATGCTGCTCGCAGAGCAAATAGTGCAGAATATCTTTCCGGCAAATCTAATCTAGTAAATGCCACTCCTGACTATTCCGGCATTAACAATGAGATAGCCGCTCAAAGAAATAACGTAAAATATAGCAGTGGCGCTAATGCTGGGTTTAAAACAACGCATGATGCCATTGACGAAGCTGAAAAAATTGTCCAAGCCGCACAGGGCGGTAACCCTACAATACTAGATCAAGATACATTGAAACGGTCTTTGTATGATCTGAGAAATTCTGTGCCATCTGGCGCTCCTAGGAGTGCAATTGATGCAATTGCCGCTTCCGTAAAAAAGTCCATTGTTGATATAGACCCTAAATATGCTGACATAATGGATGCATACCAAACTGGTCTTACCGCCATTAAAGAGTTTAAAGGCGAGTTGGGCGCTGGGGCAAAAGTTGGCGATGCAAAAGTACTTGCTAGGGCGCTCAAGTCTTTAAAAACTGACGCAAAAACCGATGTGCTAAAGCGGCTTGCAATTTATGACCCGGACCTTCCTTATATTCTGGCTGGATATGCAGCAAAAGATGCTTTTAGAGGCGGTACAAGTGGTGCAGTGGAAGCTATAGCCAGCCTTGGTCTGTGGCCCCTTATTCATCCGGCAGCGGCTGTTGGATCATTGGCTATGGGGTCCCCCAAGATTGCCGGTAGGTCTCAATACATGTTAGGCCGCGCTGGAAAATTAGGTGCAGCAGCTACGTCTCAACCCGTAACTTCCGGGGCCTATTATGGGCAACGTGCTATTCAAGAGCAGGAACAACAGCCTTCGGGAGACATGACCGGAGGGCCTTCTAATGCCCCGCAGGATAACCAGTCTCTTCCAAAGAACGTCAGAAATAACAATCCCGGTAATATTATGGACAGCGAGTTTGCCAAAAGACAGCCGGGATACGTCGGCTCTGACGGCAAATTTGCGGTTTTTGATAAACCAGAAAACGGCTATTCGGCCCACAAAACCTTACTTTCTAGTTATGGATCGGAGGGAAGGGATACCATTGATGCAATTATAAACAAATGGAGTCCGTCCAATGCTTCGGAAAATACGCCGGAAAGTACGGAACATTATAAATCAGAAGTCGCAAAGCGCCTTGGCATCGGCATTCATGATCATCTGAATATGTCCGATCCAAATGTTTTGGACGCCTTGTCTAAAGCGATGGCAAACTTTGAAGGCGATAAGCGGGCTGCTACTGGAGGCCGCATAGGTCGCGCTTCCGGGGGTCGTATCATGAACCATAGGTCTGAGGCCGAGAACCTGATCCGTCTTGCTGACAAGACTAAGAAGGCCCTAAACAATTCCACGGAATCATTGCTTGCTGTGCCGGATGAAGCCGTCACTAAGGCGTTATCCATAGCTAACGAGGCTATTTAACCATGCCCTCTTCATTCACAACCAACAAGCTGCTCGAAAAGCCCGCATACAACAGCTACGTCGATGACTGGAACACTCCCGTCAATGCGGACATGGACGACATTGATACTGCCTTTGGCGGTGCGACGCTCCTGAATGCTACATCAGTATCTGGGACTGTCGGTCTTTCTATCTCCCAGTATCGCCCGCCTCTCATTGTGGTTACTGGGGTACTGACTGCCAGCGTAAATTATCAGTTGCCGTCAGGTACGGGTGGCACTTGGACATTCTATAACAATACGACCGGTCCCTTTTCTGTGACATTTTCCTCAGCAGGCGGCGGCACATCCGTTGTGATCGCGCAGACGGCTAGTGTTATCGTGGTCTGTGATGGCACTAATGTTGCAGTTGCGAACACTTATGCGGCTGGTTCGACGACTGCTGTTCAGTACAATTCTGGCGGTGTTTTGACTGGAACGACTAATTTCGTTCACGACGGCACCAATGTGGGTATTGGCACCCCCTCACCCGGCTCCAAGCTGGACGTTAAGGGTACCCTGCGGCTATCTGGCTCCACGAGCGGCTACGTTGGCCTAGCACCGGCTGCGGCGGCTGGCAGCACTACCTACATCCTCCCGGCAGCGGACGGCGCTTCAGGCCAGTTCCTGTCTACCAATGGCTCGGCAACCCTAAGCTGGACCGGAATTGCGGCTGGCGTCACCAGCTTTAGCGCGGGAAGCACCGGCTTTACCCCCTCTAGTGCCACCTCTGGCGTTGTTTCGCTTGCTGGCACCTTGAATGTTGCCAACGGCGGCACGGGCCTGACCGCAACCCCGACTAATGGTCAGCTTGATATTGGCAATGGCTCGGGCTTTACCCGCGCTACGCTAACGCAAGGTAGCGGCGTTACTATTACAAATTCCTCTGGTGGTATTACAATTTCCGCTACGGGACTTGGCGGCACGGTCACTTCGGTCGCAACCGCTGGAAGTGTAAACGGCATTACCCTGACGGGTGGAACGATTACCTCTACCGGCACTATAACACTGGGTGGAACCTTGTCTGGCGTCAGCCTGACTTCTCAAGTCAGCGGCACACTTCCTATAGCTAACGGCGGTACGGGTGGGACATCACAGGGATCAGCGCAGTCTGCGCTTGATGTCCCCTCGCGTGGCGGTTCCGGTGCTTCTGGTACTTGGGGTATTAACGTCACTGGTTCGTCTGCGAGCTGCACGGGCAATGCTGCGACGGCTTCTAACCCTGCCGGTGGCGGCACGTTTATTACGTCGAGCAACATCGGTAGTCAGTCTGTTTCGTATGCTACCAATTCTGGTACGTCTGCTGCCTGCTCTGGAAACTCTGCGACGGCTACAACTGCCACTAATCTGAACGGCGGCTCCGTTACGGCCACAACCATTACGGCTACAGGCAACATTACAGCCTACTATTCGGATGATCGCCTGAAGACCCGTCTGGGTTACATCAGCGGTGCGCTGGCTAAGGTCATGTCTCTTAAGGGCTTTTACTACGAGGCCAACGAGACTGCTCAGGCGCTTGGTTACGAACCCGTCCGCGAAGTCGGTCTGTCTGCTCAGGATGTTCAGGCTGTCATGCCCGAAGTTATTGCCCCTGCGCCTATTGATCCGCAGTACCTGACGCTAGACTACGCGCGTCTCGTACCCCTGCTGGTCGAAGCTATTAAGGAACAGCAGATTTTGATCAATGCCCTTAGCGCAAAGGTCAATGGATAATGACACTTCCCGTTTATGGTAATTCTCTTTCCATGAGCCAGATAAAGGGTGAGTTTGGGCCAGTAGGGTCGCCCTTGAATGTTGCGCTTGGTGACTACTATGCTGGCGGTGCTTATGTACCCACCGGAACCGTAGGTTATCCTAATGGTGGCGGTCCCGTTGCCATACCAACCAGCGGCACTATCAGCATCAATAACTTCTTTGGTGCGACTGCTTTCACTCCGTTCACCAACACTTACACCAGCGGCTCTGGGACTGAAGCTGTTCCATCCGGTGCGGTTCAACTTGTTCTAAGCGTAATAGGCGGCTCTGGTGGCGGTGGCTATGGCAACACTTACAACGACTATAATAGCGGTGGTGGCGGCGGCGGCGGCTCTGGGTATGCCCAGTCTATTATCAACGTAACCGGCGTAAGCGGCTCGATATCGTGGTCTGTTGGCGCTGGCGGCTCTGCTGGCTCTTCAAACACCGGTACAAGTTCCACCACTACCAGCTCCATTTCTGGTGCCACCATGACAGGCGGTTATGGTTCCGGTGGACAAGCTGCTGGTAATTATACCCCCGGAGCCGGTGGAGCGGGCGGCACTGCATCTGGTGGCAATAACATAAACAATTCAGGCAGCGCTGGTGATTATGGCGGTGAAAACTACGGCGGTCTTGGCGGTAGCCCTGCTACTGGTTCTTCCAGTGCGGGCGGAGGCGGTGGTTCTGGTGGCGGTGACGGCGGTAGTGCTGGTGATGGTGGATACATTATTTTTGCGTGGACATAGGAAACAGTTTTTTAGCTTTCAAAACTAGCTGTACCATAAAAAATACGTCTCCCTTTGCGGCGAAAAGGGCCTTGGCAAGAGTGTAGGGGTTTATCCCATTCTCTTGCCAAAACGCCTCTTCCCCCATGGAGTGCTGCGCCTCTGGCCCATGCACATGGTGCCGGGGACACAGAGGCACAACTCTCCAATCATCTGGCTTCTGCCCCATACCTGTATGCGAAGCCCCTTCCTCCGCATTTGGGTATCTGACATGGGCCACATGAACTCCTACAGTCCCGCAGATGACGCACGGAAGCTGGGCCACATAGCCCTTATGCTTTTTGTCCACCACTCGTGGCTGTCTCTGTCTGAGCATTTTTAATTTTTGTAACGCGAACGATGGTGGAGCCGGGGAACATGTCCATAACGGCCCTCACCATGTCCACGGGTGCTAGAAAGGGATGTCGTCATCCATATCTGAAACATCTACAACTGCTACCTTTTTGGGTGCGGGCGCTTTAGCTTCATCCTTGGGTTTAATAGCAAGGCTCATAAACTTGCCCTTCTTGCCTTCTTTAATCCAAGACGACAGCCAGAACTCCTCTCCCTTAACATTGAGGGAGCCGGTGTAATCCGGGTGGGTGTCTTTTTCTTTCCTGTCGTTCTTAAACAGGACGCCGCTATTTGTGTTGTCATACTCAGGCATTTTTAATCTCCTTGTTAATCTCTTGACGACGTTCATCAATACGTTGTTTCAGATATTCATGCGTTACAGTGCTAGCCTCGCGTATATCTGCAATCCGCTGGGCATTCTTTTTCAGAAACCAGTCTAATTCTTTGGCGTCTGAAATCTGTTTGGCTTCCGAAAGTATGGATTTTGCCTCCTCAACGTGGGCAACTTCCACTTTCTTTGGCTCGGCCTTCTTTACAGGAAGCGGGATAATGGTTGCAGACGCTGCATTACCATCGTCATCTTCAGGGGCAATGCCCATGATTGCCATCAACCCGTAACGACGCGCATAGGTATAGGCACTACCCAGCCCCTGCATGTCGTTCTTGGCAATGAT